GAGCATACATATTGTCGTTTACTCTTGCCTGTATTAAATCAGATTGTCTTTGTTGAGCTTCGCGGCATAATCTGACCGCCTTTCGATCAAGTGAAATATTCCAAGATAAACTGATTCCCGGCGAAATACTATATGTATCTTTTTGCGCTGTTCTTATTGTTTTATAGCCAATAATTTGGCCGGGGTTGTCAGGGTCGCCATCGCCTATTGTTGCGCCGTTAGCATCTGTTGCGCCTGCAATATCTTTTACTGAATAAATAGGATCTAAATAAAAATCTTGATAAGGTTTTGTAAATGATGCCGATGAAGTGACAAACGGCTGAATTACTAAAGTATCAGATTGACAGACCACAGTATTCATCCCGACCTGATTTTGAAATTGCCTTGTTGGCATGTTCATTACCCCTAAATTGGTGACACTTCCAGACGAATTTGATACTGGATTATTTGTCATGTTGGTGTTGGCATAACTTGGAAACTGAACAGAAAAAAATAATATTGCGCTTGCGATCTTAAATTTTTTTATCATTGGGTAAAAGTGGACGTTGATTCCGTTACAGATTGCACTTCAATCGACCTATCTATATGAACATAAGAATTTAAGCCTGGCCCAATATATGACTCGTGAAATTGCGTTGCTGCCCCTGCTGTTGTTTGCTTCCATTCTGGTTTAGTATTTAAATTTATTCCTGTTGTTGTAGATGTAACGCCGTTAATTGTTTGAGTAGCCCCTGCAATCGCTTCAGGACTTATTGAACCGCCTGCCGTGACCGCTTCAACATTAGTACCACCTGTTGTGTATTGATACCCCGTAGAATAAGAATAAGACTGAATAATTTCTCGTGTTGATTGTGAACTTGTTGTCCGTGATATAGAACTTCCAGCAGAAAAATTTGGAATTACAGGAATAGCAAAACAGGGAGAACTGGGTAATAATAAAAGGCTTATAAATAAGCGCCGCATTAGTCGATTTCGATAGAACTTGTAATTGATCCAGTTACACTTGAACCCGCTGCGCCAGGACTTAATGTAATTGTTCCGCCTGAAACAGAAGTTATCCCGATTGATTGCCCTGTATTAGAACCGCCTGAATATGTGATTGTGTCGCCTGTTACTGGTAAAGAAGAAACAACGCCAGAAGAAACACTTGCGCTTGTTACTACTGCATCCCCTTGAACGAATGATTCTGAAAAACTCGTTGCGGCGCCTGCTGTGGTTTGGGTATAAGACCCTGTTCCGTGTGTAGCTGCCACGCCTGTTAATACTGAACTATTGTCTAATGCGGGCGAATCTAAATGCCCCATTGTTCCCGCCGTGACCCCTGTCGAACTCATCGAGTAGGTCGAGCCAATCCGTTTTGCTTGCGAATAGCTGCCATCCGTAACTCCTTGCGCCGATGCTGTGATTTTATGAACATAGCCCGCTTGTAATGAAGGAAGCGGAAATATTAAAAACAAAAGAAGTAATTTTTTCATGTGTCTAGTTTTCCGTTGGTTTTGACATTTTTCCCAGTAATGGGATCGACTCTAATTACATCAGGTTTACTTGTAATTAATTCTATTGGTTGCCTTATTATTATAGTTTGTTGTCCATTTGCGTTTGTATTATTTGTTTCTCCATCTTTCTTTTTCTTTTTTGCTCCTTGTGCTGCATTAACACTTATGCCAAGACCGCCCAGTATATTCCCAAGAAGCCCGGCCGCAAATGTCGAATCCACACGAGGTTGATCTGGAATTTCTACCCCAAATAATTTATTTGGTAACTTAATGTATCCAAGGGACAAAACTAACAAGCACCATGCCAAGATAAAACCTTGTGCAACTGTAGAAATTAAAAAAGTAATTTTTTCTTGATAGTCAGGTTTATCATCTTCTAGTTCTTTTTTCTTTTCAACTGTTTTTTCTGCCATAACTGGGGTTTATTAGTCATACTATACATAAATATAGCTTAAAACAATGCCAGAGGTTTATGGAGCGTTAATCGGAGCAGCAGCTACTGCTTTTGTTATGGTGCTATCCAACATGAGTAACCGTAGAGAAAAAACTATTATTGATATCTACACTAGATTAAACAAGTTATCGCAAGCGGTTAGCAGGATAGAAGGCAAGATCCAATAACGTGTGCTATGTTTGGAAAAACAAACAAATCATGGTCAAGATTTTAAAACCTGTACTATTACGATTCCTCACCACGACAACTTGCAAGAGATTAATAGTGGATCTTCTCAGGTCAATATGCCAACAAACATCAAATAATCTTGATGACCGTGCAGTAGATATTTTAGAAAGACAATTATTTCCAACAAAATGACAGAAAAAATAAAAAAATTTCTTAATATTGATATAGAACCAGCACCTCCTGAACTAGAGCTTTCTGTTGAAATGAGGTGCAGAGAAATTATGAATAGTACTGATTATGACAATATCAAAAGATACTGTACTCATCTTGTAAGGCATCAGATGAAACAAGATGTATTTCTTGCTTCTATGCTAGGTCGATTAGTTGAACTTGAGGCTCAAGTTACTGTTAAAGAAGTTAGGAAAGTAGAATCAACAAATCCTATAAAAAAGTTTTTTCATATTCCTTAAGTTCTTCATCCGTAAAATCTTTTACCAATAAATTTTTTATTTTATCTATCTCATAATTAAATTTAAGAATTGCTGTTCTTATATGTTCTGTGACCCATTCTCCATTTTTGAAAACGACTTGTGCTTTATTGTTTTCATTAATAAAAACATAATGGTCTTGTCCTTTAAGTTGGACATCTAATAAATTTTTTTCTAATTTTTTACGTCTGATCTCCTTCAATGCTCTCAGTTTTTTTGACTCACTCATTTTCCAGTTCCGCGATCCTTTTATTTATAGCATCATATCTTACACAGTACTCTTTCATATCTAAATTATTGAACCAGAATTGGTTTTGTAGCTCTCCAAGCTGGTCGTAATAATTTTTGATTAGGTCTTTGTTGGTTTGCTCCATAATTTTATTAAAAGTTCAAGTTCAGCAATTCGTTTTTTTGCTGCGGCAATCTTTTCGGCTGTTGTCATGGCAATCTTTTATGATTCCAGTCTATTTCCATCCATACTCCATCATTAGGTTTATCTGAATGAGGAAACCATTCATAAGTTGTGTGATCTCTGTCATCATAATAAACTTGGCCACTATAGGGATTGAGAGGCTGGCCGTATTTGTTTCTTTTTATCATTGTGTATAAAAAGGGGTCTTACATAAGGTGGTTATTGAACAAAAAGCTCGCCCTTAACTAGGGAGTTTTGTGCTGTTGCTAAGAGTTCTTTTTGTGAAATACCTTAATGCCCCAGATAAAAGTTAAGCCCTCGGTGCTATAGTGCCTCGGCCATCAACCCATTCTTCCTCTGAATTAGGATCAACTGACCACTGGCTACCAAATATGGTAAACCCAGGTACTTCTTCATAGTCAGTTCTTGAACTATATTTTCTGATAGAAGATCCTCCAGGAGTCTCGGCAGCAGCCGCTTGGTCTGTTAACCACTTTGCTGCTTTCTTTGCCTCTTCTGGGGTGAAGTCAATTAATAAGTAACGATCACAATCGTTGCCGCTTTTTTTCTTTCTGTTTCCAATAAATTTGAAACGTGCTGTAAATGCTGAATCCATTTTAATAAGTTAGTTAGGGTTGTTTGATTTGTTCTGCCAGGTCTCAATATCTTCTCGGTTATACCGAATAGTGTTATTAAGAATGACAGTCCATTTTGGGCCACTGGGGTGACCCCTGCGAGTTTTGGTTCTCCATAGTCGCACAGTTTGTGGTTTTACACCAAGCTCTTCAGCCAGTTGATCTGATGTTAAAAGTTCATTCATGCGTCCTCCTTCTCTAAAATAAGAGTAAGCAATCCATCCCTTTGATCTTCACTAATAGTTTTAGTTTCATATCGTTTGGAAATGTTTTTCTTTAACAAACCCAGCTTGTCTTTATTACTGGGTTTATTTATAAAGGCTTCACATTCTTGGATAAACTTATCACTATCGGATCTATCAATCGGTTTATTACTGGAGGTG